TCTCTCTATCTCAATAGATTTTAAAGCGCTTCTTGCTTCTTTTTGCTTCTGCCGTATCTGTTCGTTAATCGAATTAATTTGAGCTTGTTTATCTAAGCCCTTCAGAGATTCAATATATAGGTCAGTCTCTTTACGTGAGTTATGTATATCTCCCGAAGTAGCAACCATTATAACGCCTAGAGCTACAATAGCCGCCCCTACTAAATAGATAGGGTTGAGTAGCATAGCAGCGTTAAGAAGTAGCCAGGCATCCCTTGTGCCTTTAATTCCAGCAATGAGCTGAGGGATAGCAATTAACAGAGGCCCCACTACAGCGAGTAAGCCGCCTATAACTAAGATGTTCTTTTTAGTAGAATCTGAGAGAGCTGTAAACTTTTGAGCTAATTGAATAACCTTATCTAGTAGCTTGTTAACTATTGGCAGTAAGTCCTCAGCTAAAGCAGCCCCAGCGAGCTTAAGGTTGTCCAGGGCTGTGCTGAATTTTCCCGAAGCTGTTTCGCTGAGTCTTTCCATAGCTCCCTCAGCCATTCCGCCCTCCTCTGATAAGCTCTTTAAGTATTCATTGAATTGCTGAACAGTAACGGCGCCAGCTCCGAGCTCTGAAGGTAGAAGCCCGGTAGCGTCTGCTAGTCCTTTGAATACAGGTATCCCCCTCTCTGCTAATTGGTTTAGATTCTCAAGTTCTACTTTACCTTTTGCATTAACCTTAGCGAAGATTGCCGCTATCTCGTTAATGGGCTGCCCTGTAGTGGCTGCTATGTCTCCGAGAAATTGTAGTTGATCGTTTACTTTGCTTATCTCTGTACCTGAAGCTATAAGCTGACGAGCTGACGTGGCAATGGCGTCTATTTGAAACGGCGTTTTAGCTGTGAACTCGTTGAGCTCCTTCATCATGTCAGCCGCTTGCTTCGCCCCTCCTGTAAGAGATATAAAGCCTACCTCCATTTTCTCTAAGTCGGCGGCGCTTTTGACTGCCATAGCTCCGATTCCTAGAATAGGCAGCGTTATGGCTTTAGTCATTTGCATGCCTAGCTTCGTAAAGTTAGAAGTCATGGACCTCATGTTACGCTGAACTAAGCCTAATTTACTATTGAGCTTTTTAGTATTTGCCCCAATATGTACAACTAAATCTCCGAGCTTTGCCATTTACTTTTTATTTTTCGCCAGGCTCTCCAGGATCCTAAACCCGTCTAGCTGTGGCTTTTTCTTGTCTGCTTTCTCCCATGGAAAGACAGCTAAATCTTTTGGGGTGATCTTCGCCCCTTTCTTTGTGTGTACGTTTAACATTAGAGCCGTTTGCCACCTGGTCCGCTCCCAATCTGAGCGCTCCCGGATCTCTGCACTTTGTCTCTTACCTGTCACAGCGTTACCTAGCTCCTCGAACGTTAAAGAGTAAAGAGCCGCTGGAGCTAAACCTAATAAGCCTAGCCCCAGCTCCTCTATCTTGTTCCACGTTAGAGGTTCTCTTTTACCTTTTTTTTTGATTCAGCTTTAGAGTCTCCTCCCATAGCCTCCTCCATAACTTTGACTAACTTAGGTAAATCTTGTACCTCAATTAGCCCTAGCCATTCGTCTACACTCAAATTAAAGTCCATACCTTGAGCTGCACAGCCATCAACTACGAAGTAGTAAATAAGCTCCGGGATTAGAGTAACATCTGAAGCGTCAACCTCAACGACCTTAACCCCTGTAGCCTTCTCAAAGTTCCGCCAAGCTCTCAAAGTAGCTTTGACAGGATAGCTTTTGTTATTGAGTGTAATAGTCATTATGCAATAACGTTGTAAGCTATAGTCTCAACAAGCTGTATACTACACGAGAAAGTTGCGTTGTCCTCAGTACCTCCTGTAAGGTCTAAAGAAGTAATGTACCCCTTTGCTTCGAACTCCATATCACCAGCGTTAGGTGTAGAGCCTGAGCCTACAATCTGAGTTAGTTTAACATCAAGCTTAGTCTTTAAGTTTTGATAATCGAAGAGCTCGTGAAAGCCTACAGTCGTGTCGTTAGCAAACATACCACTAAAGCTCATTGTAGCCTCCATCATACCAGGAAGCAAAGCTTTATATCCCGCGTTTGATTTCGTAGTAGTGTCTCTCATATCTACGTTAGTACTTATGCTACAGTCTGTAAGGTTTTCCACCATTACTTCCGAGCCTCCTACAGCTGCTAAAGTTATCTTTAGATTCGAGCCGTTAATTATTCCTGTTGTTTCAGCCATTTTATTTAGTTTTTTTGTTTTTTCTTTTACGCCTGTCACCTCCGACAAGTGCTGTTATAATAATATCTATCCAACCGAATATTTTAACCGCTTGGCTGTCTGACGGTACGAGAGAGAAGATAGCCCTCGCTGCTATTAATAGGGCAAAGATTATGCTCTGCCAATTATTTATAATTAGATCTTCCATTTATATATTTTTTATTCTTATTGAGTAGTCCTGAATAGCAGCCCAAAGTTTGCGAGCTTCGTTTACGTCCATCTGTTCGTTTACGTAGTTAGTGCTCTGTATCTCTATTGTGTTATACGTTCCTGTCTTTCTATCTAATGCAGCTCTTACACTCACCCCTAAATCAACAGCTTTGTTATATGTATCCTGGAAGCCGTACACCTCGACATTCGCTGTGTCTATGTCTCCGTTAGCGTTCTTTGTATCACTAGGAGAGTTACTTACTACAGAGTACACTATGTAAGGAGCATCTATATCAGGCGGGGCGAGCTCCGGGAAGATTTTAGTTAGGACCATTTCTTGAACTGTGATATTGTCTATTAAAACATTATCAGCTCCAGTTATTCTTTTAATAATAAATATAGTTGAGGCTGCTGTAAAATATACCACATTAGCCCCTTCGGTAAAGTTTGTCGTAGTACCCGCAGTATAACTGTCTAAACCTAACGCGCCCGTAGTTATGGCAGTATCACAAGTTAATCTATAATGCTTATCAACTTCTAAAATCGTTTGACGTAAAGATATGTTAGTTCCTACTGAGATAACTCTTGCGCCTCCGCTTTCAATATTGATTGTGTTAGTAACATCAACTGCATTGAAATCCCACCCCCCGCCGAGTTCTTCAATCGTGAACGTAGTTAAGTCTGTAGTTCCAAGAGTTTGTTGGCGTACCCATACGCCCCCTAAATTTAAAGCTACAAAGTAAAACGTGCCAAAGCCTGTTGGGGAGTACTCGTTTCCGTTTCCGCTCAAATCTCCTATTGTAAATCCCGAAGATGTCGTACTCCCTGCAATTACTAATTTGTAAGATTTGCCGGCGGTAAGTAATCCATAAGCAGACTTTATACCATCTAATCCACCGCCCGAAGTAGAAAACGAATCAGCATCAATAATAGAACCCCCTGAATTAACAACAAAATCGGATACTAAATCAATCGGTTGTGTGAGCTTCTCCACCCCATCCGTAAAGCTCCCGTTCGTCACAAGCTCCGTTCCTGTCGGTGAGTAGTCCGTTGTATTAAACGGGAAGTTACTTTGTACGTCCGTAGATTGAGACAGTATGTTATATATCGCTTTTCCTACCTTCATAGCCTATTAGCGTATTTAGCGAAGTTTCTTTTTAGCAAGATTATTTGTAGCTTCTCGCTTCGGCTTTTAGTGGCTTTCTGTCCTCTAGAGAATACACCGGTGTTTTGTGTTCTGTGCTTACCTCCAAATCTTTTAGCAAAATCTCCCTTCTCTACGATATGAGCGTAAAAACCGTCTGCGTATTTTGTAGTTTTACCTCTTCTACCTATCGCTTTAGTTCTTGGTCCCGCGAGTATTGTATTACTATCTTTTGATGGCTGCCATGTACCGCTAGATCTTCGGAGCTGTCCTTTCTTAATCTTTCGACCTCTTAGCGAAGTGTCTTTGTCCAGGTCTTTTACATTAGCCTTTAAGTAATTGGCATATACATCCCCCACCCTCTCCCCTACAGCCTGAAGAGCCGCCGAGTCTTTTATGCTCCACTTAGCGAGCTTGTCAATGTTCTTGTAAAGCTGGTTAGCTCCTGTAATCGTTACACTCATCAGTTCACAAGTAATTCAGTTATTACTCTGAGCTGCTCACTACGTCCTAGCTCCTGGACTCCTAAGATCTCGTATATTTTAGAATCGTAGCTTATCCTGTACGAAGGTGAAAGCAAAGCCACTTGTGAGCTATTGCGGATCATAAACGTGACGGATTGAAAGCTTACTACTTGCTCTCCACTATTGCGCTCTGAAGCTGAAGGCTTGCGCTCTATAGCTGCCCATACCGTAGCGTAAGTACTCCAGGTCACCGTACGCTCTCCATAGTCGTTAACTACTGACGTAGGTTGCTGGAGTATTACTCTTCTATCTAGAGCCCCTATATTCATTTTAGATTAATGATTCTGTAGGGATTGATAATAGCTTTAACTCCTAGAGGAATCTCTACAGCTGAAAGCGTACCCACTACAACCGCCCGCCTATTCTCGTAGAAATGTGCAGCAAGCATTTTAAT